GAACCAGGGCTGGTTTCGAGAGCACAAATATCCAACCATCCCATCCACAAGCATGTTTCTTGCGAGCATTGCTGAGTCATCGAATACCTCTTGTCCTGTTTGCTGCCCTGGCCACAGTTCGGTGTCTTGGATAAAGCGTCGTCCATGATTGACGTACATGATGATGTTATCAATCATAGGCTCCCACGGTAAGCGTTGATCTGCAAGTACCATGAGGTATTTCTGGCAGTCCTTAGCCTTCTCATCCTCGGTACGCTGACCAAGCATAGAGGGAGGTAGCCCAGTTAGGTTGCCATACTGTCTGCTCGATGATATGAAAGGATATGGCATTAGGTTCCTAGCGTTGCTGATTGACCCTGTGCTGGGCCACCAGATGTACCCATAGGACTAGTTAGAATGGTTGAAGCCATACCACGACGTTTCTGTAATGCTTGAGCTTGAGACAATGCTGCTGCCTGTTGAGCCTCGGCTTGCTGGGTTTGGATGGTAGACTGGCTAGGTGCTTGTGGAGCTGCACCAGCCCCAGGTTGATTAGCCATCTCATATAGTGACACTCCTACACCAGCCGCTGCTACTGTAGCTCCTACAATCGTGGCTATCGTTGCTGCCGATACTCCAGACATTATGCACCTGTAAATACTATGATGTCGTCATGCTGAGTTCGAGATAGTAAATTGTCTACCTCATCTGTAAACTGTGCTTCTGCATCTTCAACTGTTTCGGCATTGGACGTAAAGATCATCGTGATCTCAACAGCACTTCGAGCAATACAAATTTGCTTACGCCATGCATTTCCTGGTATTACATTGTAGCCCTCTAGCCTAACCCATTCATCACCAACCAATAAGTCACAGATTCCATTTATGATGAATATGGTTGGAATCTTCATAAGTGTTCCAACAGCTACCGTGTTTGGTACAAAGCGTATAGTACGTGCATACATCCCAGCATGAAAGACATGCTCAGTTCGTAGCTTGATTTGTTTATACTGGCGTATGAGTTCCTCAGCAATAACTATCTTCTCAATAGTTTCCTTAGTTGAGGCCGGGAGTATATTGCTAAGTATGGCTAATGAACTCATGCCAAGCTCCGTAGGTAAACATTGCTTGTGTTACGATAACGATCTACGTTCGTAGCTAATAGATGGTCAAACTGGCTACCTGCTGGAGCACTGTAAAGGAAGGCAATACACCCTTTACTCTTTGCATAGCTCTCTATGAACAGTAGAAGCCTTCCACCAATGTCACCATGTCTGTGATCTTTAGAGAGGAAGATGCTCTCTGTAGTAGCAACCCTCTTTCCATAGTGGGGAAGGGTGTAGATCAACACAACAGCAAAGCCAATTAGCAGCACACTATCATATACTCCAAACGCCTGTAACCCACCTGTGGCCTCCATTACGTCGTATGTTGAGCATTGTGGGTTAATTGACCCAAGCTCAGTGATAGAACATTCAGCAGCATACTCGTCCAATAGAACCTTTATGTTTGGCTCTTGGAACAGCACAGAGCATGTTGTTGGACGAATGATAGCCATTATCTCATCACCAGTCCATAAGTAAGCGGGTTGTAAGCCTCTACAGGAGGCATGTGCATTAGCACCTCGTCAAGCTCAGGTGATCGGTAAACTGGTTGCTCCATAGCTACATATCTTACTGTATCTGCAAAATCTTTGAAGTCCTGCTCGGGCTGATCACTACCCTCCTTCCATCTGTAGTTCCACATATCCTGGGTCGGCCCGCGCAGTCCCGAGCACCCATCACGAGCAAACATCATGCCTGGGAACTCTCGATTCTGTACAGTGCTGTAGTGGGGTTGAAGATATTGCTTCACTAGCTTATGGCCTAGAGCTATGTCACCTGGAGCTGAGTGGGAGAGTCTGATGTGCTTAATGCTAGCCTTATCAAGTTCCTCTTCCCATGAGGTTGTTTCGTAGGCTGTGTTGACTGTCTTAGTACCAAACTTAGCATCAAGGATAACCATTGCTGGTTCTTTGTAATCGTGTTTAGCACGCATCACACGCACAGAGCGTGCTATGGTATCTATGTTACCACTGGCTAGGAGATAGGTATAGAAGTAAATCCGGTTTGCAGGTCTACCATTGATGGTGATCTCTTCAGGCGACACTGCACCGAAAAGCCAGCGGGTTGGACGTGCATCGTGAGGATCGACACATTCGATACGCATCCAGCCACGTGGAATGGTAAAGTCAGCATAGAGATGGGCTTCACGATCCAACTCTTTGTAGACCATCCCGCTAAGGTGCTTCCACTTACCTTCTTCACGAGCTTCCCTTTCATCTTGGTCAGTGATGGTCTTGAGGTAGTTGTCTATGCCAGCCCTAGGCATGAAGCCCATAACCTTACCACAGTTAGGGCATTTACCTTTGGGTCGTACTTGTCCAGGCTCAAGGTTCTCTGGATGATTCTCTGGGATAGTTACGTTACAGTCACGGCACCAGTCTTGGCAGTTCTCCCATACACTGCATCTAAATATTGCTATCTCATCATCCTCTCCATTGTTGTTGAATGCATTGAGGGAGAGCATGTCATAGATGTAGGGCTCCTTGAGGGGAGTCATGGTGAGCCATGAGGGAGCGTTAGCAGCCATCTTACCACGAGATGCAGCATTCCAGATTGGCTGTGGTGGAGGCTCATCCCAGTGTTGCCAGTCAGAGAGGACACCTTCAAAGGATTCAGCAGGCTGGACATACGATCTGAAGTGTGCTGTAGAGCCACACTTGTTGCCTAGGTAGTCGTAGGTTAGGGTGACTGACTTGACTGAGCCATCACTATAGCGTGTCCACTCAGGCTCACAGTGAGAGGGTATGAACTCTCTGAACTGAGGTTCGATACGTTGGATAAGGTTCTGTCCAGCTACCTCACAACCTAGCAAGCCATTGTTAGGAACCTTTATCTTTATGCGGTAGTCAGGATCATCCTTCTTTAGCCAAGGACGGAAGCCCATCATGTGAGCGATGTCCTCAGCAATGCCTAGTGTGGTTTTGCCTGATTGGTTAGCACCTTCAAAGAGCCTAATACGAGGCATACGACCATACTTGTTCTTGATACGTATGAAGTCATCTTGTATGTGAGTGAGCTTGAGGAAGAAAAGTTTGTAATGCTCATGTGCTGCAACCTCAACATTAGCTAGGGTCTCAGGCTTCTTAGGATCAAAGCCAGAGAGGATTGAGGCTATAGCGGAGTCAGTAGGGGATGCAGATGGTGCAGCAGTGGTACTCGTAGGTGAGCGTCTACGCTTCATTATTTATCGTTAAGCCAGTCTAACAACTTCTGAATGAATGTCTTAGGGTCATCGGTGTGTGGTAGAAGTTCAGCTACATGCTCCGGCTCTGCTCGAATGTGTACTGAGATAACATCAGGTGCTGGTGAGTAGGCTTTCACTACTGGTGGCTTCCTCATTCGCATTCCACGTTTCTTACTAGCTTTCTTTACTTGTTTAGGTGGTAATGGCATCAGATGCCTCCTTGAGCTTCTCACCCTCAATATGAACCTTAGCTACACGAACTGCATCAGTGCCACTATGAGCAGGTAAGATAACTCCACATGTGCAACGTACCAATATAGGCACGTCCACATTTGACATTGGTGTGTATGTAATGTTATGCGCCACCATCTTCACACTCCACTTCTTCTGGTACACATAAGAGCTCTTGCCATTGGTAAGGAGACACTGTGATCTGCACTGTGCCATCCGCACGAACTAGGATTACCATGTCCATGCTTACTCAGTGTTTCAGCCACTGCATACACAGCATGAACACAAGTACAACAGAGAGCAGCCACCTTACGATGCTATAGCCCGATGGCTTCCAAGGATCAGGAACTCCAGGCCAAGGTACAGCCAGAGCAACAATCAACGAGATGATGATAATAGTTAGTTCAATGGGACTCATTGAGACTCCTTTTTGTTGGTAAACTTGAGTGCCTAGGTCGGTACGTCCATGACTCCCACCCCACTCTAAGGGGGGCTCCGGTAGGCACTAAGTAATTCTTATTGGTCGAGCTGCTCATAGTAGCCACTATTTAAGCAAACCCCCCCTCCCCCCACTACTGAAGGTGACCTATACTACACTCTACTACACACTCTACTATACTACTGGGCTACTACTCACTAGCTTCTCTTACTCTCAATGCCTCTAGTACATCTACTAAAGCATGTACATGTATGCTAGTAGGTTGTCCTCGCATTACTTGTATCTTGTCCTGCATTATAGCAAAGCCTGTTATGAGTGATACAGCAGGAGTTTTATCTAGCTTGTCTTGAGTAATAGATGCTAGTAGTCTATGCTGTATTACCTCACATATACTAGCCTTATCTCCACGAAACTCAGCTAACTCCTCAGTAGTTATGTCCTTAAGGTAATCCTTAAGAACTTGAGACACATTACTCTCAGTACACCCTACGCGTCGGGAGATAGCAGCCTGTGATAATTCAGGATATTTTTCATACAGATAGCGGATTTCAGCAGCCCGGTCGCCCTTAGCTGGGGCTGGCCCCAAGATCACGCCTGCCAGCATGCCAGGATCGGCTTGCACATCGGGCGATTGTGGGTTGGTGCTCACGGCTCGAGTAATTCACAGATCACCAGGATTGTCAAGCACAAACTGCAATATAGCATTGTTCCACGTGGAACATTACATAGGTAAGTGCTTTGTAATCAATAGTTTATATATGCTAGTAATAGCTTTACAAATCTTTACAATTCTATGCTTGACATGCTACTGTGTTAGTGCAACAGTGTGATTGCCACTATCCCAGACTTAATTGCTAGGGTGCAGATGGTGCAGTCGAGGATGGGCTAACAGTAGTGGTTAACGGTATCAGCTACAGAGCTGGGCAGGCATAAGGAGTAACAATGTCAAACAGTAACTATCGTAAGTGCACCCGATGTGGACATGAGTGGATTCGTAAGCTGAGTAATGGATTGTTCCCACTTGAACCCAAGCAATGTCCCAAGTGCCGTAGCGAGAAGTGGCAGCAAGCACAAGCACCAAAGGAGGAGTTATGACAGAGGCAGCGCGTTATACAGTGTTCACCCGTACATGGTGGAGAAACAATCCAAGCTGGCCCCGTGGCTTGGAACCATGCGCCGGTCGCAGATACATCCATGAGCGCAATCTTACCTATGAACAGGCATTGCGCTATTGTGAGCAGTGGAAGAGCACACACAAGCCAGGTAGACTTAGCGGCAAGGGAGGGTTTACACAGCAGTAAGTAACGGGCAGCGGAGATGCTGTAAACGTGACTCAGATCACGAAAGGGAGATGAAATGAGCAAGAAAGATTTTATCGCACTGGCAGACGCAATCGGGGAGCACAACAGGATTTACATTGGCTCAGAGTTTAGTGCAGGGCAGCTTTACACGTTAGCAGACTTCTGTCAATCGCAGAACAGCAACTTCAAACGTGACCGCTGGCTTGGATACATCGCCGGCGAGTGTGGCCCGAACGGTGGAGCAATCAAGAGCTAACTTTTGACGGTTCCGCTTCATACCATGAGCGGTTCCGTGAGCAGTTAGAATATTGAAGGGTATGATGCAAAAGACTACAGTAATATTTCTCACATTACTGGTAGGAGCATTGCTACTAGCGGGATGCTACTACCTAGCGGTGACATACGCAATGGCGGAGGTGCAGTGGTGAGCAACTATAACTTTGAAGAGTGGGGCGACGATCACGGATATGTACGTTATCGCTGTCCTGTGTGTCATAGGCAGTTCTACAGTGACAGCGGCCCTCGTGGGCAGTGCTGCC